ATTGATTGATTACGCCAAAACGGTATATCCAAACGATTATAAGTATTTTGTGGAATCAGATTTAGGTCTAATGTTCCTTGAGCTTACAGCTTACATGGGCGCGGTGATGTCTATGAAGGCAGATATGTTGGCTAATGAAAACTTCTTGGCGACCGCGAAACAGAGATCAAGTGTAAAGAAGCTGCTTGAGCTTATTGGTATCAGTATGAAGGGTCCTCTCTCAGCAGCGTGCGATGCTAAGATAACTTTTCCAGAGTCCATGAATAATACCAGTATAACCCCACAAAATAGAAATATAAACATAGCTTCTCCACAGGACGGTGGTAATTTAAGTTATACTTTATATAAAGTTGTAAATGGGGTAGCTGATACTGTTAATAAAACAGGATCAATTAAGCTGTCTAATTCGGAGTCCGATGATGGTTTGGGCACTGTGTTTACAAACTTTGTGTTACAGGAGGGGGCTTTAGTTAGTGAATCTGGCGAGTTCGCTGCTACAGAAGGGGTCAAGACAATCAAACTTAGCCAAGGGCCTGTTGTTGAGGGTAGTGTCATGGTTTATGTCACTAGCCCTAACCCCGCAACGGAGGGAGCTTACTCAGAGGTTGAGAATGTTTACTTTGCTTCAGGCTCTTCAGACAAGATATTTGAAGTTCTTTATGACGAAGAGTATAACGCCACTGTAGTCTTTGGTGATGGATCAGTAGGTGTATCTCCAGAGGATACAGCCTCTTTTAGAGTCGAGTACCGAGTGGGTGGAGGAACCAGAGGCAATATTGCAAAGGACGTTATAAATGCTTCTGTTCAAGTTAGGAAGGGGCTTAATTTTATAAATGGTACTGTAACTAATACGAGCAAGGGTACTGGTGGTGCTAACGCTGAGACTATTGAACACGCAAAAAAGTACGCTCCCCTAAACTTTAGAAGACAAGACCGCTTGGTTACTCTGGAAGATTACTCTGTTTTCGCTAACACTTTTATCAGCACCTTTGGTACTGTTGGAAAGGCCACAGCGGCCACAAGAAAAGCTTATGCATCTGCTAATGTTGTTGATATTTATGTTCTAGAAAAAGCATCAGACTTACAGCTTCAACGAGCCACAACAAATTTTAAAACACAGCTTTTAGCTGCTGTAAATAAGAAAAGAATGGCAACTGATGATGTTGTTATTGTTGATGGTTTGATTAGAACAATTGACCTTGATGTTACAATATCAATCGACAGGGAAGAAGAGGATGGTCAAGACCAAATTAAAACAAAAGTTAGAGATAAGATTCTAAAGTATATGAATGCTGACAATCGTGATTTCGGTCAAGACTTGAATATTGCTGAATTGAACAGGCAAATATTTGAGGTCGATGAGGTTAGATTTTCTACGATAGACAGTTTGGATCAGGATGTCACAATTGATTTCAATGAAATTATTCAGTTGAATAATCTCACAATCTCAGTAACCTTGTTAGACTGATGGGAGTTAATAAGCACACACCAAAATCTAGAAACTACTACAAAACAAATTTTGTAGAGTTACTTGAATTAATTACTCCTGAATTATACAAGGAGAAAGATCTAGATCTTAGTGGCACTGAACTAAACCCTGTTTCGGACTTAATCAATAAACACTTATCACTAGCAAATAATATCTCTAATGTAATCTCTTTGTCTGGAGTTACTGATACCCAAACAAGTTCTTTAGGAAATATAAATGGTATAGCCCAATACTTTGTAAAGCAGAATGAGCTTACAAAGATTAATCCCTTTTTGCTTGAGTCTAAAATCCTTTTACCTCTTGGAACCTCACTAGCGGATTACGATACCAGCGGGCAGTTCAATACTTACTTGTCGGGCACCTTGCTGCCTTTGATAGTCCCTGCGTCCCAAACGCAGCCAGGCTCCCTAGAAGCAAACATTACCACATTGTCAGCGTTAACTGATAACGCAGATGCTAGTTCCGTTCACAACTACCTTGTAGATACGCTAGGGTGGTTTTACTTCCTAAACACTTCGGCTGACGGTGGGTTAGATTATTCGCCCTCAAGCTATGTCTTGTCTTCACTGAACTCCTTGTATGTTGGAAACACTCTGGAGACAATTGATGGTATACGAGGACTAACTGAGTATCTTTGGAGAAACAACGAAACCTGCTCCTTCGGGTCTTACTTACCCAGCAACTTTGTTTCTGGTGCTGCTGATGCCATTCTAGACGCAAGTGATGGTGTGGTTGCGACGTATACAAGTGGAACACAGAAGTTAGATGCACTACAGACTTTGGTTGATATTGTTTACTCACCCCTGTACATCGACCAAAGGGACTACACTGTTCGAGACGCTTTTGATAGCTTTATTGATGCGTCAACGGAATTAGAAGATCTAGTATCAAAAGGTCCGCACAGGAAGTTCACAAACTTAATGGGACTTCAGTTTGCCGACATCACAGATCAGATAGAAAACATTGGGCTCATATACGACATAGAGAATGTTAAAGATGAGCAACTACAATATATTGCGGACTTAGTTGGATTCAAACTCAGAGGTAACTCCCCAGCTAAGTGGAGACAGCAGCTTCGACTTGCTTTAGACCTATACAAAAAATCAGGAACTATCGAAGCAATACAGACTGCTATTAACGCTCTAATTGTTGATTCTGTTTTCGACGTTTCAGGCAAAGTTGAAGAGTTGTGGGAATCATATATTCCCCATCTTATTTGGTACTCTCTAGGAACAGAATCTCCACTGTTCAAAGATCTTACTACTTGGACTCCAAGCCTAGCAGTACAGGGGGGCGTCTTCGCTTATAGCACTAGTAGTTTAGAAGAAAACTTAAAGTTAGTTACTGACAGCATCCTCCTAGATTTATATAAAGCCTTCCCAGAAAACTTTTTGTTCCACGGGGAACCTTTTCCAGTTCCAGAGTTCTTTGAACTTGATAATGAGGGATGTGAAGTAAAGAGGTATACAATCGTGGGTGATCCCGCCATGAGGGGATTCCATATTCACAGGCCCACTGATGAGGGCTTCCAAGCATTTAAACAAGATGCCAAACTATTTGGAGAAAGTAAAGCCTGGGATGCCGCGTATTCTTTTGGTCCTCTAGGAGAGGGTGTCTACATGGCAGGTGAATCTCACCCCAAAACAGGTGAGCGCCCAGTCTATCTTAAATTCTCTGGTGATGTAGAATTCTTGTTCAACTATCGTGGAAAGTTTAACTATCCAATTCCACCATTTGAAGAAGTAAAATATTACAGGGACAGCACCGTCAACAAACCCATGGTGGACCTTTTGGTTGAGCGGTTGAAGTGTTTTAAAGTTAAAGACTCTTTTGCGGACGAAGTGGGTAACTTTATAGTCAGCAGCGCAGTTACAGATGAATCGGATCTTGGAGCCTTGAATGAATTTTTGATGTTCTTCAGCGCAACCCAAACTCCTTCAAACTTCAACGACGTAATGCTGAGTATTTCTGACTACGAGAAAAACTTGCTAAGTCTGTGGAATGGTAAGTCCTCTCACCTATTCATAAACTTTAAAGACACCGATTTTGATTTCTCCAAGACCACACTTGAAGGTGATGGTAAGTATGCTCTGTATGAGGCGTCCAGGGTTGCTAGAGAGTTTTCTCCAGCCCACGCTATAACCAGAGTTAACCTTACTTCCAGCGCAGAAGAATTTTTTGATATGTCTAGCACTAAGTATGAATACTTGGGCTTAGACCATGATGACACCAGGGCTGGATATACCTCTGCGTCTATATTCGGAAACTTTGAGTTTAGTGGTGCTGCGATGTCGTTTGCTACTGGAGGTGGAGACGATGATCGCGGGTCTGATGATGGCCGTGGCGGATTAAATACCTTCAAGAGGGCAGACGTAAATGATTTCTCAGATGCCTTGTTGTCGGGAACAGCGGTCATTACTGATCTAGGAACCGTGGCTCGTAGAGCCCTGCGTAGGCGCAATCTCAAATACCTGCTGCCCCACGAAGGGTACTACGACAGGACGGGCTTTAATGGCCCTGTGAGCTACGATCCCTCGACGCTTGAGGAATCCATGCCTTCGTCTCTAGGTGAGCTTACGCTGGGTTATGTGGCGTCTGCGGGCAAGTTCCATCCCGTGGACGATCCTGTAGATCCAACAGGCGTTTGGGACGAGTGCGAGAGCCTGAACTCATCTAGAACTTTTTCGGGAATAGACACAAGCACTACATTCCCATACCGAGGTTTGTCTGCTCTAGGATCAAACGCCAAGATGCCAGAAGTAGCTTCTGCTACTGCAAGGTACGTTGATAGAGGACAACTGCCTGAGATTTACAACACCATGCATGAGCTTTATGAAGCTAAAGCTTTTGACAATGGAATTAAAATTCTATCATCCACATCAGCTTACGACTCTGATTCTTATTGGAAGAACAACGCTCAGAGTCTAGCAAACGAAGCAGTAGCTAGTGGCTATGTGCTGAATTCATTTGCTGATTATGAAAACTTCAGCTTCGGGCTAGGACTACACAAACTACATCGAGACTACTGTAAGTATTTTGCCAAACACGCACTTGGTCTAAATGAGATAGAGAAAACTGGGGGTAACATCTTTGGTCAAGTTTACGGGCTTGGACTCTTTAACTGTGACATGAAGTTAGACGGTTCTGCTGTGAGCAATCTGGTGGCTTCTAGCACCGCTTCAGCCAGTGCCATTAATACAGTTAGCGTGTGGAAGGAAGATGGGGACGGAACCTTCATCGCGAGTGATTCAGGGGATAGTGTGATTCCTCTATCAGGAAGCTTTGTTTCTGGAAATGTTAACAATGCCGAGTACAGGAACCCTGCTATCCTGAGCGGTATCGAGTTCTGCGATATCTCAGGTGCTCCATTGGCTAACGAATTTAGAATTTTTGATTTAGATCCAAACTTTAGAGTTCCTGGCCTAGAAAACTATTTGATAGAAAACAGAGTCATCAAATGTAAGTCCTTAGGTGGACTGCCTAGAATGCGATTTGATCTATCGTCCTACGGTGATAGAAGAAACTACTTCATTAAGGATCACAAGTTTAGTCTAAAGGTTAAGTCTCTGATTGCGGAGGAAGACACAACTACGTTGGGAGGAGGCAAACTTGGAGTGTGGATTCACACTCAGCCAGTAAGCGGATTGATGTGGAACTGGACACCAAACCACAAGTGGGAGCCTCTACGGGAAACTGATATATCAGTAAACACTGTAGTAAATACTCTATCCCATATTTACAACTTTGATACTAAGCTTCCTGATCCTAATGATCAAATAAACTGTATAGGTAACTTAACTGAAACAGGAACAGTTATAAATGATGTTTCCTTGAACAACATCAAGGCTTCCTACTTTGAAGACTTTGTTGTAGATTTTGATACTAGAAACTTTACTGACCAGAACAACTCTGAGTATCTAGATATCATCCCTATACAGAATCCTGAGTACCTGATTACTGAACAAGTTCATAGGGATGATACTAATTATATTGTTGAAATCTTCTTTATTCCAACAAAAAATGAGAAAAAATACTTACTCATTGATTCCATCGAGCTTCAAGATCTAACTCAAAGAGACAACGCAGGTATTGGAACAGGGCATGGTGTGGCAACCAGTGGTGTTCCTTTACGACCATTCGTAAAAGAAGATAAATTAGAACTATCAAAAGACCAACTTCGGGATGTTTTAAAGTTCTATAATGGGTTAATAGGCCAAGGCGTTGGACAATATGCTACGACTATTGCTTCTAGAGATGCTACAATTACATCAGGAACTCTGGAGGTTAGTGGAGGAAGTAGACTAAACTACAGGCAACGCCCAGAATGGGAAGGGGCCACACAAAATGGCCTCACTAATCAATACACTGAAATACAGGTTAATAACTAATGAGAGGTGAAGTAGAAATTTGGAAAGGGGAAGACCTAATCCTCAAGGAGCCTAATATGCTCGTTGATGGTGCTGGCGAGTTATTGGCTGATATCATGACAGTATCCCGTTCACTTTCTGGGGTAGAAGACCATGCTACTTCATCTATTTTGGATGCTTCAAACTATAGAGTTAACGCTATTTCTTTCGGAACAGGGCCTGAAGCTTTTACTAAAAATGGTCACGATTATAATATTGACGGTGCATTTCTTTACGCTGTTAGTTATATAACTAATGTTGTGAATGGAACCACTGGCAATGTTACATTGATGCCCGTTGAGGACACTGCTGGAAAGATCCCCTCGGACCCTGGGCTTCCAGAAGCCCCAACTCCTGAAAAAACACTGCTACAAGAAGGATGCGATGTTCCTGGCGACTGGACTGGAATAAATGTTGGCAAGCTTGATCTTAGTGCTATATTCCCTGCAAATGGGCAGCTTCAAAACTTTATTCCAAGTGCCATAGTGAGCGGATATATAGAACAAAATTATCCAACTATCGCAGGAGATGGTTTAGTAAATAACCTTTGGCCCGCAGCAGGGTCTATTTTAGGATGCTTCCCTGATGGGAGTAGTGCCCCTCATACTACAGCAAATAGACTCGTCTTTTATGAGCGTCCATATGGAGGTCCAACATCTATAAAAAGAGTTTCCTTAGGCGGATTTTTTAATGAAGTAAGTTCCATGGATAGTGGGGGCTTTGTTAATATGGTCATGAGTTCTGTGCCTAATCCAAATTTAGATTTTAGTGGTGGGGCTAGTGGCTTGTGTTTGTCAGCAGAGGCACCAGCAAATGATTATGAAGGCTTCCCTTTTGTAGAGTACACTGTATCACTTTCAAAAGATGATTGTATATTTGCAAATGCTTATGGTGGAATCACTGATCTAGGATTGTGGTCTATTGATATGAAAAAGTCTCTTCAAGCTGGAAATTCCCCTCCTTTTGAGTTTGCTGTAGTAAATAATCCTAGAAAGTACAAGTTATTTTGTAGAAAAGGTTTTAGCACTAACATAGTCGCTTCTACAACAGCAGGCTTGAGTCAGTACCAAGACTTGACCATTAAATGGAGAATATATT